TACGTAAGCTCCGATGACATCGTATGTATGATTTGTGACAATGAGCGGGACATTTGCTTGACCTAGTTTTAGTGTGAGCATTCGGAATGCACCTTTGATAAGTTGGGATTTAGTCATGTCCCGAACTTCTTTTTCATTTAGTGCATCATTAATTTCTTTGCTTGTAGAAAGCATACCCAGAGAATCTAAAACAAACATACAAGGTTTGCGATCTTCTACTGGTGCCTTTAGATACATATCTACGGCTTTGAGCGCCTTTGTGCGAAACTCTTCAATTGTAACAACATTAACAACAACCAGACGAGTAGTATCAATTCCACGAGATTCAATCAAAGATTTAGTGATAGCAGCCTCAGTATCAAAGTAGAGACAATAACCATCGGGGTTAGTATCAAGAAAATTCTTAACCACAGCGAGAGAGAAGAAAGTCTTTCCAGTACTAGACTCTCCAGCAATAGCAGTAATCTTATTCCCAGATACGCCACCAAATATGCTACCTGAAACCAGTGCATTAAAAATGTATGAACCCGTATCAACATAAGTTTCTGTTTCGTCAATATCTGATGCTAATTTTGTAAAGTCATCACCAATTTCTTTTACAATATCTTTAAGAAAATCCATCACTTATTATCCTCTTTCTTATTATCGGCGTAATTCAATTTGAATGTCCAAAGTTTCTGATACAATGCAGTATCTCCACCAAGTCGCATAGCATTAATAATAGTATTCAGTTCTCGTTCGTTAATAGGCAATTCCATCAGGCAAAAAATGAATCAAGGTTTACAGTTTTTTCTACAGACCATCCAATTACATCAAGAATAGATTTCAATGGTTCTAGAAAAGCTTTCTCAAATTGTAATTCATAGTCAATATATTTGTCAAGACCAAGTTCTTTAGGGAACTCTTGAATGAATGAAATAACATTCTCATGAATAATATTTGGTTTCTTAAGGAAGATAAATTTGATCTTCTCTCCGTTTTGAATTAACGAATATTTATTATTCAATTTTTCTTTCTTGATATAGTGATTGAACAAAAGTGCTCCGCGAACATGAATTGGAGTTCCTTTAGAATAGATGTCCGATGAAGATGAATATTTTTGAACATCAGAAGCAGATCTAGGAAATGATATTTCTTCTGGAGTAAGTTTCTTAAATTCAGTTCTACAGTCATCAATAAATTTAATCATATCATCTTCATTACCATTCATCATAATTTTGAATGAATCTTTAAGCATCTTTCGACAAGGTGCTGGTGTAGAAGATTTAATTGCTTCAATACCTTTGATCTTAAGTTTTGGTTCCTGATAGCGAACACCTTCACTATCCCAAACATTAAGAATGTATCTCTTCTTAGCAGTCCAAATACCACGCTCTGCAATACACTCGCGCTTCATGAACATCTTCTGATCATAAGCATTCACATAGTCAGCCAATTCTTGGTAAGAACTTTCAATATACTTTTCAAGTTCCATTTCACAGATCTTATCAAGGAACGAAACAATGCTTTCAGTAGTTTTCGTTCTTCCTTTGAATACACAGTCAACCAAAGGGCCCATATTAATGTACAGAGAATCAGTATCTGAAGCAATAACATAATCAACATCTCCACTTTTAAGAATTTTATTCAGATAAGCATTCATCCTATTCATGATCCATTGGATAGAAACCTGACCCGAATAAGTGATTGCTTCAGCATTTGCTAGTTTATAGTAGCGGAAATACTGATTGCCGATAGCACCATAAGCAGAGTTAAGTTGAATCTTTCGTGCCATCTGAATATTATTGCATCGTGCAATTTCTTTAACTAACTCTTTGTCTTTCGTCTTCTCATACTCTTGCTCAGCAGCAAGCATCTTTTTCTTAAAGATTACCCTCTCATTATAAATTTTCTCCATTAGTTCTGGAAGAAATCCACGGATATCTTTACGATACATTGCACCATTAGCACATATCGCGTAATCTTTATACAACTCAAAGGTTAGTTCATTTTTAAGTATTCTATCAACACTCACTGTTGGATGTTTTTCTTCCACAAGAGTCTCTGGAGAAATATTATATTGCATAATCAAGTGCGGATATAGTGAGTTCAAGTCAAAACTCACAACCCAATCATACTTTCCTGGAATAGGTTCTTTTACATATGCACCTTCATACTTTTCATCCTTTTGATTTTTATTTCTTGGAGGAATAACAATGTCTCTTTTTTTAAGATATGTGTAGATGATGTTATCCCACATTCTAACTTGATAAAAAACATCGACATAGTTTACTTTGGCATCATATGCCATCGTGAGAGCTAACTCAATGAGTTTCATCTTGTCTTCTAGACGATCGACAAGTTCCACATCAACGATGTTGTACTCAATAAACTTTTGCCAACCTTGAGTATAGAAATCTTTGAAAGTATCAAACTCAGAGTGATCAAGTTTCTTCTGACCAAGTTCAACTTCAGCAATATAATCCAGACGATATGATTCCTGTGCTTTATAAGTAAACTTCTTATAAAGATTGAGATAGTCAAGTTGAGTAACTCCACCAACATCAAAAGTTGTATACTTACGACCTTTGATGTAAGACTCACCTTCAGTTACAAGACCCCATGGAGAAAAACGCTTCATTAGTTTTTCTCCAAGAACACGATTGAGTCTCTTACAGATATAAGGAATATCATAAAGTTCGATGTTCCATCCAGTGATTACATCTGGAACATCAACCATCCAGTAGTTGATAAAGTGATTAAGAAGTTCATATTCACTTGGGCAGTGATGGTATGTTACATTCGACTGCTTGTTGTTGAATGGCCTAACACCCCAAGTAATGATTTCCTTTGTAGTGTAATCCTGGATTGTAATTGCAAGAATTTCTTCAGAACAAGATTCTACATCAGGGAATCCCTCTTCAGAAGCTACCTCAATGTCCAGTGTTACAAGTTTGATTTTACTGATATCAAACTTAATCTCATCTTCTGGATACTTTTCAGAAATATACTGATAGATATATCGATCATTTCCATAGATCTCAAATCCATCAACTTCATCATACTTTTTATAGAACTCACGACAATCTCGTACAGTACCAGGATTGATTGGTTCTACTGCTTCTCCACCTAATGTCCTATACTTAGAATCTTTTTTTGACTTTACAAAGAGAGTCGGAAAGAACTCATCTCTTGTCTCAAACCTTTTACCATTTTCTACTCCACGAACCAAAAACTGATTTCCAATCAACTGAACATTAGTGTAAAAGCGTTGTGTCATTCTTTAATCAAATCCTCATATTTTTCAAGTAGAGTTGGAGTTGGATCAGCAAGAGTAAGAATCTTATCCGAACTCATCATAAATGTATTTTGTTTTGTATATCCAACAAGAAATGGTTCCAATGTTTGATCCTTTCTTACTACAAATGGATCAATCAATTTGCAGTCAGGTTCTCCAATATCAGCACCTACTTCTTCAATCTGACTGATCAGAATCAGATTGTTCGTCAGTGCCAGAATTTTGATCATTTTTGACATTTTTTACTCCATTTTCATACATTTGCTTCAATTGTGGAATGGGTTCAACCATAGTAACAACCCAATCAGCTGGCAGTGGAATCTTAGAATCATTTGTAAGTGGCATCCAAGGAGTCAACTGAAGTTGACATGGAGTTCTAGTTTCTCCATTTCCATCATCAAGAGTTTTTGCAAGCACCTTGACTACGCAAGGATTTTCGAAAAAATATCCAACAACTCTTTGATTCTCATCTTCACCAACAACCATCTCCTGGATATCTGCAATAACATCTTCTCCAGATTTCAGTAGCGACAATTTTACAGTCATTTTACTCTCGTACCTCCAGTCATTCTACCAAGAAAAAAAGGGGAAGTCAACTGGATTTTGCCAGTCGTTCCCCTGCGCCGACGATATTCAGTTATATTTATAGATAGTCCCTACGCTTATGATGATCTGGAACAATCCTACCAAGATTAATCATCAAAAGCCCATCCTCAAAGTCAACTGATCTAACTTCCGTATCATCAGAGAGTGTCCACGCTCTCTTGAAACTCCGTTGAGCCAGACCTTTGTGGACATAATTGGACTCTGTTTCTTTGTCTTCTTTCTGACCCTCCACAAAGAGTTTTCCATCTTGTGTATAGACATAAACCTCCTTCTTTTTAAATCCAGCAAGTGCAAGTTCAAGTCTTGATTCTACATTACTGACTTGAACCAGATTATATGGAGGATAGTTAGAAGTCGTTTCGTGAAGACTAAAAATGCGATCAAAATATTCATCCAGTCCAATTGTATTGCGGTTGATTCTTTCCAGCAAGGCAGGAAGATCCGCAGCCTGATACTTCATCAGATTC